TAAATCTTTAGAAGCACACTTGCAGGAGCTTGGGATATTTCCAGCCCACACCATAGATGAATTTCAAGAGGTGGCAGATACACGCCACGTTTACTCAGAGAAGGGGTACTATAATGACCCCCGCGATAGGAATATGGAGGTGCCATTCTGATGACTGAGCTAGAAAGGATAGACGCAGAGATAGAAGAACAGCAAGAGGTAGTCAGGCTGGCTGAGATAAAGGTCTACCATAAAGACAACTACGGTAAAGGCCCTTGGAATGAGTTAAGCAGGCTGGTGACTGAAAGAAACCTAATTTTAACTGGGGTTAAGTGGGAGCACTATGGCTCAGGTACGGTGCTTATAGAAAACAAGTTTGTCTACGCCCTGAAGTCGGACAAGTGGAAGGTGAAGGGTAAGCAGAAGTGGTATTGGAGCAAGGGCATAGGGCACTTTGTTAAAAACTATGTAAGGGAAAAACAGTGATAACAGCAACATATATAGACCACATGGGTACTGACCTATCTGTCGTTAATGCAGCACGGGTGAGCTTTGGTAAAAAGCGTGAGGTTCTTGGTACTGTAACCGTAGATGGTGACACTAGACAGGTACTACATGACAGTGACACCAAACTAATCAAGTACCTAGCAAGTCATGAGCATATGTCACCCTTCGGACACTGCTTTGCATCCTTCCACGTCAAGGCACCTGTATTTGTAGCACGGCAGCTTGTGAAGCATAAGTTCCTTCGTTGGAATGAGATCAGCCGTAGGTACGTGAGCGATACCCCAGAGTTTTATACACCTGATGTATGGCGTGGTAAGTCAGCAGACAAGAAGCAAGGATCTGAGGGTGTCGTTGATGTTGATGGCTGGGGTGACGCAAACTGGGCATGTGCTATTGCCTATAATGATTTACTAGAGCATGGGGTAGCCCCCGAGCAAGCCCGTATGGTACTGCCACAGTCCACTATGACTGAGTGGTACTGGTCAGGAAGCCTCGATGCCTTTGCTGATATGTGTAACTTACGGTGTAAGCCTGACACACAGGCAGAGACACGATTAGTTGCAGACATTATTGCTGGTAGGATGATACACTTATTTCCTGTAGCATGGGAGGCCTTAACAGATGAGTGAACAGGTGGATGATGAAGAGGTCTGTCAAACTTGTGATGAACTAGAGGTAGACTGCAAATGTGTAGATTGGGATGAGGACGACTACGGCGATTGGCTATATGAACGGTGGAAGGATAAAAGAGATGACTAAAATATATGACATAGAAGAGAAGATCATGGACTGCTGGTCAGTATGTAATGACCTTGGGGTAGTGCTTAGACAGATAGGTGATGGTGACCGTCAGCCTACACCTGATGAACTAATGAATACCATCATGGGGATGCAACAACTATACCAGTGGAAGTTTGAGCAGTTGTCCAACAAGTATGAGGAGGTAATAGAGGCACAACGTAAGTGACATCACTGTATTAGTTAAGGGGCAATACTTGCCATTACTAATACCCCAGTAGGAGATGATTAATGACTAAGCGGATACCCATGAAGGGCGGTGACGAGTATGATGCTTTCAGCAAGTCACGTAAGTTTCTCATCTGGAAGTCTGGACAGTTAAAGAAGATCAAACGTGCTTACAACAAAAGGTTTCGTAAGCATAGCAAGGAGAGTGTAGATGACCAGAAGTAAGCTAATGGCAATCAGGGAGGCTCTACGGGCCGCTGGGCTAGACTACGTTATAACCCATACTGATGGTAATGTAGCACACGTTAAGATATATGTAGGGGATTACGATGACAGTTAAGATTGAAGATGTAGTTAAGATGTGCCAGCGACTTGCTCGTAAGTACAAAGTAAACCATGTGCATTTTGATGACCTAGTTAGCGAAGGTGTACTAGAGTCTTTAGAGGCTATTAGAAAGCTAGAGGCGCAGGGGGAGAAACCCCATGACCACTGGGGTGAACTCTACAGGAACGCCAATACGAGGATGCACGACTATCTTAACCTAGATTTATTTCCAGTACACATCCCAGCGTCAAAGGTTTCACGTAAGTTAGCTAGAAACTTAAACGTGGAAGATATTGGAGATAACCACACTTGGAGTAAGGACGGTGTGGAACACTTGAGAAATACATTAAAAGCTGAGATAGTCAGCCTTGAGGCAGACCACATGGTTGGGAACTCTTACGAAACAGAATACGAGCAGAAAGACTTTAATGAGAAGTTTAAGCTGGCTCTTAAAGATAACTTAAACGACACTGAAAACCTTTACCTGCACATGAGGTTCGTAGAGGACATGACGTATGAGGAGATAGCCGACTTCATGCAAGTTCAAAAGCCTGCCATCTCTAAGCGGGAGAAGCAGTTAATGAAAAAGCTGAGGGACTTAGTTCCATTATAGCAACACTTAAGATAAGTTTGGTTTTGTCAGGAAACAAGAAGGGTTTAAGGCCCCTATATATATATGTACCCCTTTTGTTAAAGCCCTCCGTTAAGGCCAACCAATAGAAAGAGAGATTATAGTATGTCTAAAGAACAGTATGAGAACATTACTAACTTACCCTGTCCCTATGTTGACTGTGGTAGTAGTAATGCGTTCTCTTATAATACAAAAGGGTTTGGTCTTTGTTTTTCTTGCAAGACTAACTACCCATCAAGTAGCCCCAAGTTTGATTGGGTTGAAAAGGAGTATCCACCTTTGGGGCCAGTTAAGACCGAGGACGATGATATCTTTGCAGTAAAACCTACCCTCAGGGAGGTGGTTAAGGAAAGGGGTTCGTGGGAATACAAGTCAATGCGTGGCATATCCGAGCGCACGATGGAGACTTATAACGTCAAGACTTACAAGAAGGGTTCTATTCAAGAGTACGTGTACCCCTCCGGTGGAATTAAAACCAGAGATCTAAAGGACAAAGACTTCTTTGTGTCTCGCGGATTTAAGACTGAGGAACTGTTCGGCATGAACTTCTTTACCGCTGGTTGCTCAAAGACGTTAACCATTACCGAAGGTGAACTTGACGCACTGTCAGCCTACCAGATGTTAAACAACCGTGATGGCTACTTAAGTCCTGTGGTGTCGCTACCGTCAGCGTCCCCTAGCAAGGCTATATGGGAAATCTGTAAGCCTTACTTAGACTCCTTTGATCGTATTGTATTGTCTGTAGATAACGATAAGGCTGGCAATGATATTGCAGACAAGATTTGCAAGATGTTCCCGGCTAAGGTCTTTCGTGTAGCTCACAATAAGTTCAAGGATGCTAATGACTTCTTAGTTGGTGGTGCCTCTAAAGAGTTTGTGAACGCTTGGTTCAATGCGGCTAAGTATGTGCCAGATAACGTCCTAAATACCACTGAGCAGTTCCTAGACCTGTTTGAGAACTCTCCAACACACAACTACGTGCCTACAGGCATAAAGGCTCTGGACGAAAAGATCTTAGGTTTAATGCAGGGTCACTTCACTGTTATCAAAGCCCCAACAGGCATTGGTAAGACTGAGGTTATGCGTCTTCTTGAGTACAATATGTTGAAGCGTGGTATTCCTATTGCTACTTGGCACTTGGAGGAAACTAAGTTACGCAGCCTGTTAGGTCTAGTGTCCTATGAAGCTGACTTGAACCTTACAAGGCGCGATCTTATTGATGATGAAGATGCTACCGACCTAGTTAAGCAAACTATCACCAGCCTTACAAAAGACGGGTTGTTGTATCAGTTCTTCCTACAGGATGGTCAGGGAGTTAAGGAGTTATGCGAACAGATACGTTATTTTAGTCAGGCATGTGAATGCAAGTATGTCTTCTTTGAACCCATCCAAGACGTAGTAGTTGGTAGTTCTTCAGACGATAAGGAGAGTATGTTAGCTGACCTTTCGATCCGGTTATCAAAGTTGGCAGCAGAGCTTGACGTTGGTATCGTTACCATCGCCCACACAAATGAGGACGGTGATCCGAAGTATTGCAAGATGATTGCACAGAGGGCCAGCGTTCTTATCGACTTGTCCCGCGACAAAGAAGCTGATACGTTAATCGAGAGGAACACTACCTCTATTGTAGTGCAGAAGAATCGACCTGCTTCAGTCGAGGGTACCGCTGGTAGTCTCCGCTTTAGTACGGACACATTTAAACTAAGGGAAGTGTAGTATGAACAGAATATTTGATATTGAAACAGACGGTCTAACCAGCACAAAGATACACGTCCTATCTTGGTCTGATGACTTGGGAGAAACGGTTAACTCCACACACGACTACGACGAAATGTGTAAGTTCTTCCTGAGTGGAGACACTTTGATTGGACACAACATTGTAAGGTTTGACGTACCAGCGGTGGAAAATGTCTTAGGTATTAAAGTTAAAGCCCGTTTAATCGACACTTTGGCTGTAGCTTGGTACATCGACCACCATCGTACACGGCACAACCTAGACCTTTATGGTGAGGAGTATGGTGTACCTAAACCTAAGATTACTGATTGGGAAAACCTATCTGCCGAAGACTATAAGCACCGCTGCCAAGAGGACGTTAAGATCAATTCTAAGTTGTGGAAAGACCTTAGCCGTAAGCTCAACAAGTTGTACAAGAAGCAACCAGAAGATAAGGACCGTCTGTTAGACTACCTAACCTTTAAGTTGGAGTGTGCGGCGGAGCAGGAGGGGCTACAGTGGAAATTAGACTTACCAAAAGCAAAGGTACACTTGACTGAGTGGGAAGCCCTAAAGGGGGCTAAGATTAACCAACTTGCAGAAGCTATGCCAGAGGTAGTTAAGTACAAGGAAGCAATTAAACCCAGCCTTGATCGTATGGAAAAGAAGAACGGGGAGATATCTGTCGCTGGAGAGGCTTGGTATAACCTTTGCGAAGAGTACAAGGTGCCTTCAACTACGGTCAGCCTTCGTGTTGTACACAAGAGGGAACGAGCTAACCCTAGTTCCTCACCACAAGTAAAGGCTTGGTTAAGCAGCCTTGGGTGGGAGCCACAGAGTTACAAGTTTATCAAGGGTAAGGGTGAAAGTGAGGATCGTAATGTTGAGCAGGTTACCGTTAATGGAGAGCTTTGTCCCTCTGTGTTAAAGTTAGTGGACAAAGACCCTGCTGTGGCTATCTTAGACGGTCTGGCGGTACTCTCTCACCGCTTGAGTATCATCAAGGGTATGTTGAACTCAGAGCGTGATGGTTATGTGCAAGCCAGTATTGCAGGCTTTACTAACACGTTACGTTTTCGTCATGCTAAACCCTTGGTTAATTTACCGGGTGTAGAGAAGCCATACGGTGCTGAGATCCGAGGGTGCCTTACTTCTCCAGAGGGTTATACCTTGTGTGGCGCAGATATGACCTCTCTTGAGGACACTACTAAGCGGCACTACATGCAACCGCATGACCCTGACTATGTTGAAGAGATGAGCCGTGATGGCTTTGATCCACACTTAGACTTAGCAAAGTTTGCTGGGGTTATAACACAAGCTGACATAGACTTACACAACTCTGGGATTCGTAGTTTGAAGTCCCTCCGTAAGAATTACAAAGTGGTTAACTACAGTGCCACATACGGTATAGGAGCCTCTAAGCTGGCGCGGGAGACTGGTATGTCCTTAAAGGAAGCTAAGGCCCTGCTAGACGCTTTCTGGGAACGTAACAAGGCTGTCACACAGGTTGCCGAGGAGACCAAGACACAAGAGTGCATCGACAGCCTTTGGTTGTGGAACCCTGTATCTAGGTTTTGGTATGCGCTTCGTAATGAGAAGGACAGGTTCTCTACGTTAAATCAGGGTACTGGAGTATTCTGCTTTGACACTTGGGTAGCTGACTGTAGAAAGAATGGCGTTAAGGTCATTGGTCAGTTTCACGATGAGGTTATAGCTTTAGTAAAGAAAGGAGAGGAGACAAATGCAGAAGTTACAATGAAAAGTGCTATGGAACTACTTAACAAAGAACTTCAGTTAAATGTACCGTTAGGTACAGATGTGCAATTCGGCAACACTTACGCTGAAATCCATTAGATGCTTAACTAAATGTTTGACTCTTGGAAACTTTTCAAGGTTTAGGCCCCTATTATATTATACAGCAACATGCGAGGAACTCGACAAATGACAAAATACACTATGGATATGGTACTACAATACGCTAAGGTATTCCCTGAGAACGCCGACTACGGAGACCCAAGGGGAAACCGCATAGCTAAAGCCATTTCGGATAAAGGTGGGCAATACATTGTACAGGCCTACTTCACTGACCCTTCCCAGATTGAAGATCTTCTTCAAGACGGACTACAGCCAGTCGTTATGGACAACCCACGGATTATTGACGGGGATGCCCAGTTTGGAGTTGGGAAGTACATGAAACTTAAACGCGGAGTTACAGACATAAAGACTTTTACGGATCGAAGCGGTAAACCTTTTGAGAAGGATTATGGTGGAGCGCCGGGGGTGGTAAACTTGATTGAAGGGAAAGAGAACAAGAAGGCTTGGGTCTTTAGTGAGGACGGTCCGTTGGGTAACGGTACTGAGGCTAAGGTTCAGTTTGACACTTACTCTAACGGGCAAGGCGTCAGGCTCCTAAACATTGGGGTTACACATCACGTACCCTATGCTGAGGGTGGGCCAACAGAAGACGATCAACTTTTTATGGTAGGATAAACACATGCGAGTGACAATCACGTTTGAACACGATTGCGAAGACGATGGATTTGAGGGAAGCACAACCTTGGTGCGACATGAGGTTGATGACCTATACGCTTTGGGTAAGACTTTCGCTGATGCGGCTAGGGCTGGGGGGTTTACATATGTAGAGGATGTTGCCTTCGAGAAGGATGATGGTCAAATGGTCTTTGGGGGTATGTGATGAAAGGTGGTAAGGTCTTGATAGACGGTGACATCATCGCTTACCAAGCCGCTGCCTCTAAGGAAAAGGACTTACCCTTAGACGCTATAAACAAAGTTGACGAGCTTATGGAGGACGTGTTGGAGAACACTTGCTCGTTCCCCGTAAGCAGTAGCGACTACATCGTCTACCTAACGGGCAGTAGCAACTTTAGATATGAGATAGCCAAGGCGGCTGGATACAAGGCAAACAGGAAAGATAAGCCCAAACCTAGATACTTGGGCTTAACTAGAGAGTACCTCGTAAATAACTACGAGGCCATAACCAGCGAAGGAGAAGAGGCGGATGACTTAATTGGCATTGCGGCAACTAAGTTTGGACCTACTACTATTGTGGCCTCTATCGACAAGGATATGCTACAGTTACCTTGTTACCACTACAACTTTACAAAGGGGTGGTCTGAGGTTGATGAGTGGTCGGGGACTAAGTTCTTCTATACCCAGTTGCTAACCGGGGATGTGTCAGACAACATCAAAGGAGTGCCGGGTATTGGTCCGAAGAAGGCCGATAAGCTACTAGCAAAGTGTGACACGGAGCAGAGCCTCTGGGATACTTGCTTAGAGACATACGGGGGTGACTTGGACCTCGCAATAGAAAACGCTAGGCTACTCTGGCTACGAAGAGAAGAGGGGGAGATGTGGGAGCCACCAGTGAGCGTAGACGACACGCAATAAGAAACGGCTACAGATCAGGACTTGAAGATGA